CTTGAAAAGGCTAAAAACAGCGGCATCCGTATCAGTTATTGTAACCGTTATCGTATCCGCGTTCCCTGAATCTTCGGACACGAGTATAGATTTAATGACAGCGGTTGTTGCTGTGGGTACCGTATACAAAGTCGTAGCCGACGTACTCGTTAAATCTACTTTTTTGTTTACGAATGTATTAGCCACTGAATCCTCCGTATCTATAGAAATTAACAAGTCCACCGCTATTAAATGGTGTTCCAACTACATCCCCACCTGTAGGAGATTGTCCTTTTCCACCACCTGGTACATTCATTCCAGTATTAGGTCTATCTCTATTTCCATAAGTTTGAATATTTTGTTGTACTTGTTGCGCTGCCGCTGCATCTGCCGCAGCTTTTTTCTTAACAGCCTCTGCTTCTTGAATTTTTTTTTGCATTACAGCTTGAGCTATGCCTTTTTTGGTTGCTCTTCGATCCATTATCATTTTACGAGTGAATGCAGTGGATCTATTAGAAAGTGTATCAGCAATCGGTGAATATAAATGTCGAGGCATGTCTCCATGCATTTCCCTATATATATTATTGTAAATGCCTGGATTATTATAAGCTTGGAAATCTAACATTCGATTTAAAAGTTCAATTCTATCTGGGTTGCCCGGAACAGCCTCTCTATTAGTAAATAAATCACTGTTCATACCTTGATATGACCACGGATTATCCGCTAAGAGATGATGTCGTGATTCATGTCCTATAACTTCTGCTATATCTCTATTTTCCTTATCTATAAAATAAGATGGTAACTCACTATGGAGGGGGCCTGAAGGACGTTGAAACTTATCTAAATCTCTAATATAAATTTCCTCATCTTTCCCATAAGGACGAGTATACCCTTTTGTAATACTGTAAGAGGTCTTTGGAGTTTCTATAATTGGATCATCTGTATACCCTTTAATAAGAGAGGGATCTAAATTATAAACATTTTTTAAGGGATCACCCTGTAAATAAAAATTTAACAAATTACTATCTATTGCCATTATGCCATGAAGAAGCTTTCCGCTTCCGCCTCGTCTTTTAAATCCTGTTGAAAGGATGTGTTTAATTTTTGGATAACACTATCAACGTCTCTTACAAATGATTGTTGTACTTGTTGATCGTATTTCTCAAGGGGCTGTGTAAGTGATTGTACTATTCTAGCCATTACCGTCTCCCGTCCGCTTGTATATCTAATCTAAAAGTGCCAAGCTTCCAGTGCTGTTGAGTACTGGTATTGTCAACTTTTAAAGATATAGCTCGTGCTCTTGCACGTGTATCTATTTTAGTCGTACTTGTCGTAGATGTAAAGGGTCCTAATGAAGAACTTACCTGCGAGTCCGTTGGATAATTTTTTAAATTTAAAGTCACTCTTGCATCGCCAGTCTGGGATAAAAAGTCAGGAAGCACTCTTCTGATTTTCATCATGTGTTCGCCGTCCCCTCTTAAATCTCCACCGCCACCCTGTGTTGCCGATATGTCAAAATCTCCAGATTCAATACTTGCTGCAATAGCACTTCTTGTTCCTGCCTTAATCTGATCCTGTCCTGTTTCGTGTTCAAAGTAAGTTGTAACACCGTCCGTATTGCCAACCGTTGAATCACTCGTTGCATCAGAATCATATTCAGTTCCGTGAGGTTTTCCAAAAATGGATGAGTCAAACCAGGATGATCTTGAAAGTGAACTAGTCGTCCATACTGGACGCTCTGGTGTTGAATCCATAAAGTTATAAGTAACCGATCTATTGTTAGATGCAGCACCACTACCAGGGTAGAACCATGTAACTTCACCAAACAGATTATTTAATCCTGCATAAATATGATTTTTAGGAACCGTATTAATGTCGTCAAAAACATAGTCTTCAACCAGGCACGCCAGAGATTCCAGTTTACCAGTATATCTAAAGAAACCATTCTCTGACATCCAGTAAGCAGAACCATCCACTTCAACTGCCGCATGTTTTCCAATCAGTCCACAGTTCGTACCCACCTGTTGAAAAGAAAATACGAAAGGAGCGCCAACAAATCTCATAATAAATAAGGAAGTATCAGTCCAGATATAAATTGCATCCCGACCTCTGATCGTTGCCACGATCCGTGTTCCATCGGCCAGTCTCTGTGTACCGGCAGTATTGGTTGCTGAAGGAGCGTACGAAGTTGAAGCATCGATGCTCTCCTGGTCGGACCACCTGATATACATGTCGTCCTGTGTTGTCGTTGTTCCAATAGTTGTCTCCGTTCCAAAAAACACTAAGTGCCTGTCGGGTGTTGAAACGAGTGTCTGTACTGATGCCGTTGGCGCATTGGCAAGAATCGTTGCCCTTGTTGATGTTGATCCGTCCGAATCCCATTCAAAAGTTGCACCGTCCGTAATTGTTGCAATCAATGTATTTCCATAATTGTCCAGGGACCATAGACCAGGGGCCGTGATTACGTCTCCAGTTTGAGATGCACCCCATTTAGTATAGTCCGATGCATCGGTTACTGAATCTCCATCAGAGTGACTGGCCGCCGTCGTGTTATCTGATCCTCTTGTAACTCCTGATAAAATATTTGTTCCAGTAGCATTGGCGGTATATGTCATACGTTCACTGTTAATTAAAATTGTTCCTGAAGAAGGAAAGGCTGATGAATTTGCCAAAGTAATACTTGTAGCACTTGAGTTAATGCCACCATCCAGAGTTGACGTTGCTTCACCAGCAACAGTACCACCCCATAAGCCTAAACCCCAACCAGCAGCTGATTCTTCAACTGCAGGACCCACAGAATAATAATGTTTAACCCTTACACCTCCAGATGTGGAAGCTCCTGATCCAGATTCATTGGATCCCATTTCAATGGTAATCGTTGTAGAAGTAGGAACCGTTGCCACTTGAAAAACTACATCGTTAAAATCACTGGCACCAAAATCAGAATTAGTAATAGTACTCCAGTTATCCAAAAGAATAATATCTCCCTTGGTAATACTGTGATCTGATGCAAAAGTGATCGTAACCGTTGCATCGCTTTGTGTTGTTGTAAAGGCGCTGGTTAATGTATTGGTACTTTTAATGGGAGTAATATCGTAAAAAGCTCCACCAGAGTATATATATAAAATTCTATTTGTGCCAAGTGCTGCATACTTAATGCCGCTGGCATTGACAAAATGGTGTAGTGCCGTGTTTCTCCCCGTAAGAGTAGCATCTCCCAATTGTGCCCAGCCACCTATTTTTTCAGGAAATCCATATCTGAAACGTACGTAGTCTCCACCAATCCATTGCCCCTCGCCACCCGTTGCTGTGACCTGCTTGTTGAATCCTGGTTGTATTCTAATTTTTTGTAGCATAATTATCTCGCGTTACAAGGTACTCCGTTTGAATTTACGAATGGTGCTTCTGCGAAAGCCATGTAGATGTAGGTTATTCCTGATCCATTAAAATAAGTATGAGATCCTCTCCATTTGAATCCATTAGAAACAAAATCTCCTCTTTCAGCAGCTCCACTTTCAGCTTCATTACTATCTGGATAAATTAACTTGTCAAAATAGTTATAAGGTGCTCTTTTATTATCAAAGATAACCCAAGGATCAGTTGCACTAGATTTTTTTATCATTATAAAAGCTGGACGAAAAC